GACCGATTGAGTCCGTACCCTTTCCAGATCCGTATTCAGTTCCCCACAGAAGCGCACCGGCTGGAGCTTGATTCTGTCGAACCTTGTTGCCCTTGCCAGACTTTGATTGCTCTCCGCCGTACTTTCGCCCGACTTTTTTTGTACCGCCTACATCTACGCGAATCACACGATCTCGCTTGGCCACGATTGACTGTGCGACAAGCTTTGTCTGTGGAGACGGAGCGGATTGGCTGAACATGAGAAGCTGACCGGCTAGACGCTGTGATAGTGGAAGCGCGGCCGATCTGATGTCATCTTGAGTCTCTTTGTCGAGCTTGTTGAGAGTCTGGAATAAATTGCGAAGAGAAGCCGGCTCTACTTGTATCGAATAGACGCCTTGCTTACTTGCCATTCATTTTCTCCAGAATCTCGATCGCTGTGATGATCTGTTCCGCCGTCTGCCATTCACTCATTGGAATCTTCGTCGCTATTGCGAGTTCGACCAGTGTGCGATTTATGCTTCCGACGGCGTAGCTTTTGGGCTTTCGGAGATTCCTGTCTTGATGTCCGAGACTGTCTCGCACCAGATGTCGAATGGCTTCACGGCTTGTCCAGCCTTCTCGCGCTTCATGGCGTGATATGCCAAGAAGAGAAGATCATTGATTCCGATCTTGTCTTCAGCTTGCGAGACTGTGAATCCAGTCTTGATCTCCCATTTTGCCCACTCTGGCGGAGCTGCGACGTATGTCGCAGACTCCCCAGATGTGTATTCGATTGTGATAGGTGTTTTCATGCTCCCGATCTCCTTTTTAGCTGAATGTCTCTGTCGGTGTTCCGACTACGGTAAAGGATAGCGACACAGTCTGCGCGTCCGGTGCTGCACCGCCGACAGATGGAAAGACTGGAAGCACGTTGCAAGCGAAGACTGCGCCAGTGACAGCTGTAAGCGATACAGCCAGAGTCGTGTTCGGTGATCCTTCGCAAGCTGTCCAGAGTGCTTCACAGAGTGATCCTGAAGCTCCCCAGTCTGCAAGCATTTCGACTTCAAGAGTCCACTGATCATCGATTGCTTTGTAAGCGCGGCCATCGAGTGTCTGATAAGTCTCGATGATGTGCTCGTTTGAAAGAATGACGGAAGACGCTTGCGCGTCGTAGCTTGTGGTCGCGATCGTCAGTGCGAGATCGCGTCCGGTAATGACGGTCGTTGCCATTTTTGCTCCTAGTTTGTTTGGGTGTATTGCGTAGAGAGCTCGATTTCGCAAGCGAGAATCTCTGACGCGCCGATTGTGAGTGGCGTTGGATTTGACACAGTGCCGACTGTGTAACCTGACGGAATAACCGCCAGAATGCTCATGACTAGCTGTTCGATATTGTCGAGCGCAGCTGCATTCGAGTGCATAGCCACTCCCACAGTAATCACAAGATTCACGCGAACGCGAGTCGATGTGCCGATGAGATTGGCTTCAAGATAGGGATTCGATGGCACTACGGCCGCGAATGGGACGATGGGTGCTTCTGGGACAGAGTCGTATGTATTCGCAGCTACGTTCGCGATGGCTGTCTTAATTGCTCCACGGACGCTTGTGGCGATTGAACTGGCTGGCATTATCCGACCATCGATCCGGTATCGACAAGGTTTCCAAGTAACCCGATCACGCGATTCATTAGACCGCGACCCATGCGATACGGAGTTACTTGGAAGTCTACGCCTTCGATTTGACCGCCGGCAGCTGTGCGAGATTGGAATACTTCAACGGAGACGGCAAGAATTGCGCTCTCGACGTTGGAATTTCCGATGTAATAAGTGGCCGCACCATAGCCGGATAGGGTTGCAGTGCCGTTCGGAATGATCGGACGGATCGCGACATCTGCGTTTGTTAGTGCAGCCGTAAAGTAACGAGCTTCAGCCTTGACGACTGTGTGAGTCGCGCTGAATGGTGATGGAAGTCCAGTGATGACGACAGAATCGCCAGCCACAAAGTTATGTGCGTCGCGAGTGTAGAAGTAGGCGACATTTGAAAGAAGTTTGTATTCGATGACAGCTGTGGAGTTTTGTGACAAGAGCGGCAAGACTGCGCCCTGCGCTGTGTCGATGATGTCGTCCAAGTATGCGTCGTTATAGAGAGAAGAGCTCACGCCAAGCACTGATCGAAGCGATGACGCCGAGACTATTGCTGACATGAGCTCTTCCCTTTCTACTGCTCGGCCACCTCGGGAGCGAAGCGGCCGATGATTGATTTAGGCGATTAAGCCTTGTTTACCTTGAACGCGCCTGCGCCGATCTTGGTAGCGATTGCGCCGTAGCCGTACATCGCGATCGAGATCTGTCCGGTAGCAATTACGTCAGCGCGAAGCTGATAAGTAGGGCTCTCGAACCATGTGTAAGCGTCTGGATTGACTACAAGAATCGATCCATCGGTGTCTGTGCCTGCAGCTGTGTTCGCTGTGACGTAGAGATCAAGTCCTGCGACGTTGCCGCGGATTGATGTTGGAGCGACTGCGCCGCCTGCGTTCTGTGGCTGTGAAGCCATGTAGATCGGACGTCCGCTGTCGTTAAGTGACATGACGTTGCTCCACTGTGATGTGTTCATGATGATGTTCTTAGCGAAGCCTTGTGTGCCTGCATAGACTGAAGCTGCGCCACGTGCAACGAATCCGAGAAGCTCTGCAGCTGTTGGATATGTTGTGAGTGTTGTGCCGTCTGCAGTTGCGCCAGCGATGAGAGCTGCGTTCACAGCTGTATCTGTTGCCTTAGCATATTGCGCCGCGAGATTTTTCATGAGCTCGTCAATAAAGAGCGGTGAAGAGCGATCGAAGAGCTCGACAGAGAATGTCTGTGCTCCTGAATACTTCTTGACTGATACAGACAAGAATTCAGAGTTCTGATCGACATCGGCGATTGTTCCGCCTTCGTCTTCGACAGTTACAGATGGAAGCTGCGTGATCTTAGGGATCTCGAAGCTCATGCCTGCGTCTGGAAGTGCGCCACGTGAAATTGCGTCGATGTTTGAACGTGTCGCGTTAGCGAGTCCGTTGATGACTGTTGTGAGCTGGCGAGTAGGAATCAGACCAGCGTTGTCTGTTGTATCTGCTGCAGCTGCGACGTATGCGCGAGCTTCTTCAGATCCGAGTGAAGCCTTGATTGTATTTTCAAGGTACTTTGCTGGAGTAAATTCCAGACGTGGCTTTGTTGTGAAGCCACCGACTGACTTTGCTGCAGCTGTGACTGACTGTGCGGCTTCTACCGTCTCGACGGTGTCCGCGTTTGTGACGGTGTTTTCCACTTCGTCTCCTTCTGTTGGTGTTGGGTTTTCTTCTGATTCAGCGGTTGCCGGATCAGAGATCTCTTCTTCTGCAGCTTCTTCAGCTGCAACTTGTGAGACGCGAGCCGAGCGAACGGCTGGCTCTGTAACGAGTGCGACGCCAGTCAATTCACCGGCGAGAACCTTCATTGATCCATCTGGCTGTGAGATGTAATCGCTGACCGAAAGTTCCACACTGAATCCGTCGCGAAGTCCAGTTGCAGCTTCTTCAAGTGCGTCTGTGCCTGCAGTGGTGTTCGCGATTTTGAATGTTGCTTCGATTGACTTGCCATCTGGAGACAAGCTCATGTCAAGAGTTTTTCCGATTCTGCGCTTGTAGTCATGCTCCAAGTTAAGAAAGACCGGAGTCGGCTCGATTGAACCTTCAGCGAAGACAACTTTGCCAGTGCTTGCGTTAGCCGGCTCATTGAATGCAACGATTCGGCCGGTGATTGTGCGCTCTTGCGAGTCTGCAGCTGTGAGCTGTAGCGGCATAGTGAGCTTCATTTCGTTTCCTTCCATTAGCTGATCAGATCTTCTTCGGATCGAATCTCTTCGACAGTCATCGCGCCGATTCGATTGAGAATTTCGTACACTTGCGCTCTTTCGTATGGATTACCGCGCAAGAAGTCGTCAAGTGAGAATCTGACGTATTGTGAAGCTGGAGTGAAGTCTGTAAGTGAGAGACGCTGCTCGATTACTGTCATGATTGGACGAATTGAGAAGTCCACAAGATCGCGTCGCTGATTGATTGCGTTTGAATATGTCATCGATGACGGATCAGCTGAAGCGAACCAAGCCGGAAGGCCGATTGCACGACAGAGCTCGAGAGCCAAGTATTGACGAGCTTCATTGAGCTGAAGATTCTTTGGATCATAACCAAGAGTCTCGAGTGACACGTCAGCGTTTAAGAATGCAGTCGAAGACTCTGATCGAGCACGACGCCAGCCGGCGAGAAGTGCAGAGACACGATCCTTCGGAAGATTGACGCCGTTAGATTTCAAGACTGTCTGTGGAATCGGATTGATTGCAAAATTGTACGCAGCCTTCTCGAGTGCGTGAGCTGCGCGTACTGTGCGACCAGCGCGATTCAATAAGCCTTCATCGAGTCCACCGAATACAACAAGATCTTCTGATGGAATTGGAGTTCCGTCGAGATAATATCCTTCGATCTGTGTGCCGTTGACGTTTGTCTTAATTGTGATTCGCTCTGGAGCAATTCTTTCCATCGCTTGAATGCGACCAGTGTCAGCGTATCGTTGCATGACGTACGCATAAGCAGCTGGACGGAATAGCAAGTCTTCAGAGATCCAAGCCCAGAATTCTGCGCCGGTGATTCGTGGATCTGGCTGACGAATAACGCGTGGCTGTTCGACTTTCATGTCTGTCGCTTTGTCGTAAGTGTGCAATTCGAAAGAAGCTACAGTCGAGCAGATAATTCCGCGAGCGCGAGCGATTGTCGGGACACCCATAGCTTCGCCGCGAGTAGCTGATTGGCCATTCGTGAAGTATGGAGATCCGAGAGAATCGATTGAATTGATTGGTGCGAGAGCGGCCATTACTTCGACGTCAGTGATAGGCGTAGGCTTTGCAGCTTCTACCTTAGACGGCACGAATGAATCGAAGAATCCCATGCGGAGAATTTTAGAGATCCGATACCGCTAGCCGATCATTATGTCAAGATCCGTCTCTGGGCGTGTCGCGTAGTGTGTGACAAGCGCACTCGCAACCGTCGCGCAGACAGTCGACTGTGAAGCTTTCCGGCCGATAGTCCAGCCACCATCTCCGAACGGCAGCTTCGCCGCAGAGAGAACCTGTTTTGTAAGTTCCGGCTGATTCTTGTGTCGTAATCTCTTCGATGTTATTGCTCCCAGTAATTCGTCGCAAGCTTGTCCGTATAGATTGCCGTCGATGTCCGCGATTGGGATTCCGGCTGGGACAAGTCTAGCCGCCACAGCGGACGAAGTTCTCTTTGAATAGGCTACGACTTCGACCGGCCATTCTCGGCAGTAATTGGCGACGTCATTGGCGATCGCCTTGTCATCGAGTGAGACTGGATTGTGCCAAGTATGGAGAAGCTTCACGAAGAAAGTTTCGCCATCGAGAGTCTGGCCAGCTACGAGAGCCGCCGATCTTCTGTCCGGTGAGCAGTCGAGTCCGAGATAGGTAATCTTCTCCGGATCAAGATCCAAGTCTGGAGATCCACACTCTGACCATTCATGCGCCGGAATAGCCGCGGACATAGTGGCCACAGGGACGCACAAGACTTCCGTCTTGACCACGTCCAGCGGATCATTGAGTACGGCTCGGATATTGTCTCGGTGAATTGTGTGGCCGAGTGCCGGATTGCTTTTGGCAATACCCTTCCAGAATTCTTCAGAGTCATCGAGCTTCTCATAGTGGGACGACCATTCGAAGAAGCCGATGTCGTCATTCGCTCCGGCCATCGCAGCCAAGCCGCGTTCGCGTAGCTGATTCAGGATTAGGGAATGCTGATCACCTTGATTCGAGTAAGTCCACAGCTGCGGATTCTCCGCCGCCATCATGGTGTATCGCATAGAAGCCCAAGTCGATTCGTCTTTAAGCTCTCGGGTTTCGTCGATGTGAACTGTCTCCGGCTTTGAGATACCGCGAGCGGCAGAAGCTCCAGCCTTGACCATGTACCGCGTACCATGAAGCGTCTCGATCTCTTCTGATCCATGAGCCCATCGAATGCGCTTGACTTGCTTGGCCAGACCATCGTTCGACTCGATTGTGTCCACTAAATCTCGGAAAGTCTCCAGAGAAGTCGTGAGCCGGTGAGCTGTACCGATCTGGAGCGGATTCTTCCATTCGAAGAGCCCCATGAGAATTCGTTGCTTCATGATCGTCGTCTTTCCATTCTGACGAGCTACAACGACAGCGATAAGCGGGTGAAGCCACCGGCCATCTGGCTTCGTACGATGAGCCTGAAGAGCCAGCCATTCTTGCCACGGCAGGAGCGGCTTGCCTATTGAGTTCGAGAAGTCGATTAGCTCTTGGCCAAGCGTGGGCAGATCTTCGCGAAGTCTGGAGTGTAATCGGGGAGTGGCAGAGCCATAAAGCGTCTCTGGAGTGGCTTCAATTCCCGATGTGAGCCCGATAGAGCCACTTTGAACCAGTTCGAGCCTTCTTGTACCTTCTTGATCCTTATTCATGCCTATTCGATTCGTTTGGTGGTGAAAGA